CTTTGTTGCATCCAAGCTATCTGTTTCTATATCAACTATTGCTCTCATCTGTTTTCCAATCATACCAATACTCATTATATAATATCATGGGAGTTCTCTCACCTACCCACACATTTACGATATTAAATTGAGCAAACTCATCTGCTTCTTCCCATGTCATTCCATCTCGTTCTCGTAGTATCTTACATATTACACTATATGAATAAACATGTAAAGCTTTTTTATTATATTGTTCTCCTATCCCTATAATCGCATCATCAAAACCATCTATAGTAAGAGCTTCAGCATCTAGTCCACACCAGTTACATTCTTCACCTTCACCTACTTCTAATTCAGTTTTTTCTTCACGACAATAATGTTTCCACATTAGAATGGTATCTCCTCTCCATTGTTATCATCTACTTCGTATGGATTATCAATCTCTTTCATACGACCTGTCTCTTTATCATAGAATAAATGTGTAGCTATACCAGTATCACCAGTATATCTATTCTTTAGAATACGTATGCTTGTAGTGTTAGATGCTACATCATCCTCTGCTTGTTGATTTCTTTCTAAAGCAATCACACTATCAGATAGATGTGCAATAGATGCACTACCTCTCAAGTGAGATAGAGTAACTTCTCTACCATTCTCATGTCCAGTATCACCTGCAGGTCTACGTAAGTGTGATACTAATAGTAAACCAACACCAGTTTGTTCTACTAATGATCGTAGTTTAGTCATCAATACATCAATAGATTTTCTCTCGTCTCCTTCTTCTTGTCCAGATACAAGTATAGATAAGTGGTCAAGGAATATCCATTTACAATCCAATGCTTGTGCCATGAATCTAACTCTTGAAAGTATCTCGTCATTAGATATAGAACCAAAGTGATCAAAGGCAAAGAACCTACCTGTACCCATAGTGTTATCAAACCATGTATCTAATTCTTCTTGGCTATACTTCTTACGTATCTCATTAATATATAGTCTAGCATTAGCTTCAACAGACATGATATTAAATGCTGTATTCTTTGTGCTTTCTTCTAATGCAAGTATACCTACATTATCATTTGTATTCTTTAACATATGGTGCATTAACTCACGCATGATAGAACTCTTACCCATACCTGCACCTGATGTGAATGTAATCAACTCACCAGTACGCATACCATATGTCTTATCATTTAGTTTTTGCCAAGGGTATAGACATGTCTCACAATATTCTTCTTCAAACAAAGAAGTCTTTAAGTCTTTTAGATTAACTATACCTGCAGGAGTATATGGTTGTGCATTCCACCATGCTCGTGAGAACTCCTCTCGCTTATTCATCTTGAGATATTCATTAGCATCTTTATGTTCCATGTGCATGACCTTGCATTTGTTAGGAGCAAAGAGTTGTGCTACTTTTTCAGCAGCTTCCCTGCCTTGCTTGTCCATATCAAATGATATAACTATCTGATCATAGCTATCAAGATATTCAAATGCTTTCTTACAATCACGTAATGCTGAACCTGCACCAGTTTTAATAGACACACATGCCCACTTACTACCTAATAATTCATAAGCAGACATAGCATCTACCTCACCTTCAGTAATAGTAATATACTTTCCCTTTGGTGCAAAGATATTCTGACCAAACAATCCTGCATTAGTCATGTTACCTTCAGTCCACATGTTCTTTGTAGGTACATCTCGTACCTTGTTAGCTATATTATTTCCACCTTCATCAAAGTATTTATAGATGTGATGTGTATTCATATTGCCATTTACTTTTACATCAGTATTATATTTCTGTGCTGTATCTTTAGATATACTTCGTTCACTTAACGCACCTAAAATACCCACAGTTTTCATAACACTTTCTGTTCGCATTGGTATTACTTTTTCTGCTTCCATTTTATTTCCTTTTCCAAACCTAGTATTACAAGAAAAACAAAAACTATATCCTTCTGAATGGTTTACATTACCATCACTAGAGCCACACTTAGGACATGCACCTCTATCTTCCCATTGTTTATCCATATTACTAATCCAAATCATTTAAAGTATTATCAAACAATTCTTCAACAAAGTCAAGCTGATCTTTCATAATTTCTTTCGTATCTTTTCTAGCCAAAGTTTTAGCTTCAGCTTTATCATATCCTTCGTCAAGATAATCACGATAGATTTCTCTATAGACTCTGTTGAACTCTTTATCCCATAGATTAGCAGACATTCTAGTCTTCTCTTTTCCATGCTCTTGAATCATCAGACCATACATGATCTGCCCAATGACATGGATAATGTTTACCTTCGTGGTCTGGTTCAGAAGATCTTTTAACTACGATACCATACAATTCTTTCATATCGTCTAGTAAATCTATAACTTTTTCTATATCCCATGCAGTTACATACTTTATACCTGACTCTCTATAACTTTGAGTAAAGTCATTACCTGCATTAAATAAATCTAGTAAGTGTTTCTTTTGTGCTTCATCTAAAATCATAGCACCATCTTTTTTTATTACTTTAGCCATTATATTTTCCTTTTCTTTTTGTTGTTGTTTTAATTCTTTATGTAACCAATTAGTAAACTTATTCTCACTCATCTTTATTTTCCTTTTCTTGTAAGAAATATTATATCATCAGCATACTTTCTTAATGTTGTATTACTTGTTTCAATATATTTTCTTAGTCCTCGTAGTTCTGCTAAACAATATATCATAAAAAATAAATATACTATAGCAAATAATATCATTATGTCAATCATTTTTATTTTCCTTTATATGTATTGCATCTGGATTTTCTATTGGCATAGCCCACCCATCTGCTGTTGTAAACTCTTTCTCTAAACCTAATCTCTTACGTAACTCATCACACTTCTCATTCAATTCTTTTATTCTTATATGTGAATCACGTAATTGTATTTGTAATTCCTTTACATTCTTACGTAGTAATTCTTTCTCTGTCATTCCCATGTGCCTACTCCATGAGCTAACACTCTATACTTAGTTAAGTTCTGCATATCCTTACCATAGAATAAACTAATCCAATCTCCAGTACGTAGGTAATGACGCATGTCTTTAACATAGCCATCACGCATAGACCTTTTAGCTATAGCACCTGTTACATTCATACGTATATCTCTAGCCATAGACCTAGATACTTCTTGATTATGTTTAATCCATTCCAATACTTTGTCTACTTGGAACGTAGCATTCTTAGGTAAGTCATATAACTCTTTTCTTATCTGTGATTTGTTCATTGTATTTCCTTTCATTGTACTCTTATTACTGATAGTCCATCATCTTCTGACATAGGCTCTATATTTACTCCACTCTTAACATATAGTTTTTCTATATATTCTTTTGCATCTCCTTCAGATTTAAAATACATTACATCACCATTGAACTTTGCTAATGGTTCTAATATAACATCTTCATCTTTAGATATAAATGCAACTACATAATTGTTATTCATGTTCGTACCTTACACTAATTAAATTTAAATGTCAAGTGTTATTATCAAGCATACGCATCTAATTCTACCCACTCTTCTCTCATGTTGTGATAGTCATACCCTGTCCTATACTTCTTATTAGTATACCAATCTGGTGCATCTCTACCTTTATTCCACTTGGCTATGTCTTTCTTATCATTTACATAATACTTTCTGTATGCTAATACACTCTCATCAGACGCACATTTGTATTCATCTGGCATACATTGTGGGTGTGGTGTAATATGTCTACTCATATTATCAAAACCTAATACACAATCACTTAATGATAAGTCCATGATAACTTGCTGACATTTATGTATCTTGTTATACCTTCTGGTATATTCAAAGCATAACTCCATACCATGTTGCCATAGCCAATCATAGTTTGCTCCATCATCTCCTGCCCATAGTGTACATGGGTGGTTCTTGTGTGCTTCTTTGTATGGTACATTCATACCTTGTCCATACCTATGCCATACAGAACACAACATCTGTGCAGTTTCTAATGGCATCTTTACTATGTGCTTATCACATTGCATCTGTGCAGATATGATAGGTGATTCGTCTAATATAAATATGTTCATTCATCTTTCTCCTTTTCTACAGCAAAGTCTACTGTATATATCCATGTTGCACTATCTTCTTCTACATTTTCTATACTTCTATACTCTACAACAGGACAGGTGTCAAGCCAATCCATAAATATTTTTTGATTATCTTTATTCATATTCATTCTCCTCATATCCATACTCTATTATTAATTCTTTAAGGTCTTTGTCTGACAT